TCACACAATGGCAAGCCGACGCATTCAATGCGGCAACGGTTCCCGCCGGCGTCCTCTCGAACACCGATGTTTCCTCATCTGATTTCGTGGACAACGCCGCAAACCGCGTGCTGCTCTCGGCCCGCATCCAGAAGTTCCGCGAAGTCCCATCCGTGGACGATCTCGCGCAGCATGTCTCCGAAGTTGCCGGTATCGGCAAAAAGAAAGAGATGGCCCGCGCCGTCAGCAAATCCCTCGAGCAAATGAAACGCTCCATGGAAGCCGCATTCTGCTCCGACCAAGAAGGCGTCGAGCAATCCGGTGCGACCCCCTACAAGACCCGTGGTCTTGGCAAGTGGATTCAGAATGGCGCTCAGTCCGACCTCCCCGTCAACGCCGCCTACCGCACACCGACCGCGTCGATCAACACGACCGTCACCGCCTCGCTCACCGAGAACAACATCCAGGATATGTTGCAGTCCCTCTACGAGCAGACCGGCAAATCCCAGACCTACAGCCTCGTCTGCGGGCCTGCCCTCAAGCGCCAGTTCACCTCGTTCACACGCACCCAATTCGCTTCGACAAATGTCGCCAGCGCCATCCGCGTGTTGAATCAAAAGGACAGCTCCAAAATCGTCAGCTCTGTTGACATTTTTGAAGGTGACTTCGGCACACTCGAGCTCATCCCATCGCTCTTCCTGGCGAAGGACGCGACCGTCAACGCAGCCGCCGTGCAGAACGGCCGCGGCTATGTCCTCGATATGGACATGGTCGAGCTCCGCTACAACCGCAAGCCCCGCTTCCAAGAACTGGAAGACCGCGGCGGTGGACCACGCGGCATCGTGGACGCGATCTGCGCCCTCTGCGTCAAGAGCCCTCTGGCTCTCGGCAAGTTCGCACCGACTGCCTAATCCAGCCTTCCCCGCATAGGCCCTACGGAGGGGCGCTCACACCCTCCAGAAATCAAAGAGCGCCCCTCCCAATGCGGGACACTTTCCAAAAAAAATGTCCGACCTCGCAGTAGAACTCGAAGCCGATCTTGGTGACCTTGCTCCTCTCGTCACCGAGGAACTCCGCACCGGCTGGCACGCCTCCATGGTCACCGCCGAGATGCGCCAACAGCGCATCAAAGCCGCGAGCGACCGCATCGCCGCAGCCCGCAGCACGGTGGAAGGCATCGGCCAGCACACCATGTCCGTCGATTTCGATTCCTACATCTACTGGAACAACCTCTACCCCGGTTGCTGGAAGGACAAAGGATTCCGCGAGGAATTCAAAAAAGCCAACCCCCACACCGTCGTCACCACCACCGCCAAGCCGACCATCGTCGTCCAATGAAATCCTCGGACATCTCAGAAATCATCGGCCTGGTCGAAGAAGCAGAGACCGACGCAGCCAACTACTGGTCGCGCAAAAATCTCAACTACAACCAGCGCTTCTGCCTCTGGCCAGGACAAGACGACACCGGCCGCAAATACTCGTCGAACCTCGGCAAAAACGCATTCCCATGGGATGGTGCTTCCGACTCCCGAATCCGCCTTTCCGACATGCTCATCAATGAGCGCGTGCGGTTGATGAAAAACTCCTTCAGCCGCGCCCGTCTCGCCGTCATGCCCACCGAGACGACCGACATCCAAGCCGGCCGAAAAGTGGAGACCGTCATCCAGTGGATTTTGAATTCCCACTGCTCCGCCATGACCAAGCGCGAGGTCGAACTCGCCGCAAACATCCGCGAGACCTACGGCCTCGCCGTCATGGGCGTCTTCTGGCGCCGCACCACGCGCAACGAAAAGCTCACCTTCACGCTCGAGTCCCTCCAGATGCAATACATGGAGACCGGCGACCCCCAGCTCGCCCTCATCATCGAGGCCATCCTCGACCCCACGCAGGAAGAAGCCGTGGCCCGCGAGATGGATCTCCTGCTGCCCGGCCAAGGCACCGCTGCCAATGTCCGCAAGCTCCGCGAGACCGGAGCGTTTGAATACGACTCGCCCTACATCTTCGAGAACCTCCCCGACTGGCAAGCCTACGAGCCCTGGGAGGACATCATTTTCCCGCCCTCCACCTACGACCTCCAGCGGGCTCCTTTTATCGCCTGCCGCGAGTTGTTGAGAGAAGACGAACTCCGCGAGCGCGAGGTCACCGAGGACTACGACCCACTCTGGATCGAAGAGGCCATCAAGCACAAAGGCATCTCCCGCCGCACCGGGCGAAACATGTATCGCATCACCGACACATTCCTGCTCTCCGACGACCGCGACATGATCGAGGTCTGGCGCGTCTACCAGAAAAAGTGGAACGAAAAAATCGGCGCCATGGAGGTCATCTGCACCCACATCCAGCCCAGCGTCGTGGACCGTGTCGCCAAGTCCGAGGCCATGGGCTACGAACACGGCCAGTATCCCTTCATCGAACTCCCGCTCGAGCGCACCAGCCGTCCGCTAATTGAGGCCCGAGGCGTGCCCGAGCTCGTCGCCACCCAGCAGAGCGAGATCAAGGTGCAGCGCGACTACCGCAGCGACCGCGCCTCATTGACCATCCTCCCCCCGCTCAAAGTCCCCGCCAATCGAGGCAAGATGGAGATCGTCCTCGGCCCCGCCAAGCAGCTCCCAGAGCGTCGCCCCGGCGAATTCCAATGGATGGCCCCGCCGGTGAATGACATGGGCACCATCGAAATCGAAGCCGCCACCCGGCGCGATGTGGATGAGTATTTCGGGGTTCCCCGCGCCGACATGGCCCCTCAGCGTGCTCTCCTCGCCCAGCAGGATCTGGTCGATACCTGGCTCGCCGACATGGCCCTCATCCTCGGCCAGACCTTCCAACTCTGTCAGCAATACCTCGACGATATCCAGTTTGTCCGAGTCGCCGGCGGACTGCCCACCCCCTTCCGCGCCAGCCGCCAAGACATCCAGGGCAAATACGACCTCCGCCTCGACTTCGACGCACGCACGCTCGACTCCGAAGCGCTCAAGATCAAGCTGCAAGGGCTCACCCAGCTCATCCCGCTCGACACGCAAGGCGTCATCGACCGCGCCGGTCTCGTCAAATTCCTCTTCGGCTCCATCGACCCCAATCTCTCCGAGCTCCTCATCCGCGACGCCGAAGCCGCCTCTCAGCAAGAAATCGACGACGAGCAAGTCCAATATACGAAAATCGCCGCCGGCACCGAGCCACCGCTCAAGAGCGAAGGCCAGAACTTCCAGCTCCGTTTGCAGACGCTGCAAAACATCATCCAGAGCAACCCGGCCATCCAGCAGCGCCTGCAACAGGACCAAATCTTCGCCGCCATGCTCAACGCCCGCATGGAATCCTTCGCCTTCCAAGTCCAACAACAACAAAACGCCCAAATCGGCCGCGTCGGCGCCCAACCCGGCCTGCAAAAAGTCGCCGAAGAAATGCAATCCCCCCAACAACCCACCCCCCAATAACCACCCATGAGATCCGTCACATTCCAATCCGTCCTCGACGGAGCAGCCTCGCGCATCGGGCTTGACCCGACGCAAACCATCCAGCCCTCCACAGCCTCGGCGCTGACCGAATACATCAACACCCGCACACGCTTTGCCTGGGAGGCATACAAGTGGCCTGAGCTTTCGGCTATCGAGAAGCGCCAGTTCCGCCCGACCTTTGACGCTGCGGCGACCTATGCTGTCGGGGCAGAGGTTTTCTACCTTGCGAACTACTACCGCAAGACTGCCGTAGGCGCGGTCGGCGTCCTCCCCACCGTCACAGCCACATGGACCTCCGCCGCCACGCTTACCGATTTCGTGCGCTCGATTGATTTCGACCAGACCTTCACCGCCGCCTCTGGCACCACAGCGGCCACGCCGATTGGCGAGGTGCTGCATGTTTACCGCCAAGACCCTCGCGTGGTGCGCTACGCCGAGCGCGTGAATTTCTGGGTCACTGACTCGGGAGCCATTGTCGGCCCGACGCAGTTCACCAACGCCACACCGAACGAGGTCTTTGTGGAGTTCACGATCCGCCCGACCATGTTCAACACAGCTTCAAATTCTGACCCGTTCCCTCGCGTCCTCAGCGAATATGTCAAATTCGCCTCCGCCGCCGACGCACTGCGCGAGGACGGGCAGTTTGACAAAGCCCAATACATGGATGGCCTCGCCACCGATGCCCTCCAGAAAGAGATCGACATCATCGAACTCAAGCAGGGCCAGACCCGCTTGCAAGGCACGCGCCGCGACCTCTACCCGAGCACTCCGATGCAGCGAGCCGCTTCCAGCCCTATCGCCAGCGCACTCGATAAAGCGACAGGTCAAGCCCGCTAATGAAAACCGTCCGCCTCCAGCAGCTCCTCGATAGCGTCACGGCCCGCGCCGGGATTGATCCCGCGCTGCCTGAGAACGCGCATCGCGGGGCGCTGGTGATGGACTATGTGCAGGAGGCGGTCAATTACGCTTGGACATTCTTCGACTGGCCCGAGATTTATCACCTCGAAGAGCGCACCGTTCTTGGATCTGCGTTTGTAGAGGGAGCCTACACTTTCGAGTCCGATTACCAAGGCACAACAAACTATATTGGCCGCGCCATTGAGGGCAGTGCGTTTGACCAACCCGTTTGGCGAATCAAGCGTGTCACTACGACATTGGCCGGTGTGGTTCTCAACATCGACACCGCCAGCAATGTCCAGTGGGACGACCGCACCACGGCGACCTACATCGAAGACAGCTCGAATAGTTCCGCCGAGGAGTTCCCTTACATCGTCCTCTTCAATCCCGGCTCCACGCCGATTGGCGCGGTCGAAGCCGTGTATGCGTCAAACCCTGACACCTCGTTGGCACCCTCGCTCAAATACAATTTCACCGCCGACCGCCTCCTCATCACTGACACCGCCTACGCTGGAGGAAATGTGTGGGTGAAATTTGCGGAGCCGGTCCCCGAGATCACGATTGCCAGCTACGACGCCGCGACCCAATACGCCATGGGCGACTTGGTTTATCACAATGCGTCGGGCGATTGCTACCGCGCCATCTCCGATACGCTAGGAAACGCGCCAACGAACGAAACCTACTGGGTCAAGCAATCCTTCCCATTCTTCCTCGGCGACTACATCAAGACCGCAGCGCTCGCCTCCGTGCTGCTTGAGCAAGCAGGCCAAGAGAACAAATCCAACTATCTTACCCAACGCGCCGAGGGGCTTTTGTTGAAAGCCATGGACGACGCTTGGCTCCGCAAAGGCGAGGTCCGCCGCTACTCCGCTTCGTTCCAATAACCCCCTATTGACACCCCTCCCGATAATTAAATTAATGACATGAGCAACCCCACCGTCCAGATCGCCGCCCGCAGTTCCGCAGGCATCGTGCAACCCGTCCAAGCCACTCCTGATGGGGCTCTGCGAGTAACGACCGGATTTCCGCTTCCGCTTTACGACAAGTTTGAAGTCTTCAAAGTCGGGGCCACGAACAACACCGATTACACCGAATACAGCTTTGGCGGAACCGCCGTCGCCCGCATCCGCATGACCTATTTCGGCGGCGTGCCCACGACCGATAACGCCCAACTCAAAACCTCGTTCATTCAATTTCCGCCCTTCGCGTAATCATGTCACAAGTCGCCTTCGATCCACTCACCGGCACGATTATCAGCACCACCGCTCAGGTGGCGCAGCTTGACTCCTCGGGCCAAGTCTCCGGCGACATGATCCCTGACGAGTTCGACGATGTGCAGACTTTCCCCACCGTCGCCGACTTCCCCGCGCCTGGCTTGGTGGGCCGCATCTATTTTCCCGCAGATACCAACCTCCCACACCGCTGGGATGTCGAAACACTTTCCTATCTACCCATCGTCGCCGATTCGGACGGCGGTGAGTTCTAGGACTAACCCCGCAGAACAACCAACACCCCCAAAATATCATGCCCAATACCCTTCGCATCAAACGCCGCCTCTCCGGTAACGCCGGAGCCCCGTCCAGCCTCGCCATCGGCGAACTCGCCTACAACAAGGTTGACGACAAACTCTACATCGGACTCGACTCCGGTATCGTCGCCCTCGCCGGTGAAGGCCACTTCGCCACGAACTCCGACCTCGCCTCGGAAGTCAGCACGCTGAACTCCAGCATCAGCTCCGAAACCTCCCGTGCGACCGCAGCGGAAGCCGCCCTCGGCACCCGCATTGACAATGTTCTCAGCAATGTCACTCCCGGCTCGCTCGATTCGTTGACGGAAGTGGTCGCCGCCTTCGAGGCCGCCGACAGCAACCTCAACGGTGCGATCACCTCCCTCGCCAACAGCGCCACCTCGGCACTGAATGCTGAGATTTCCCGTGCCACCGCAGCCGAAGGCGTCATCGCCGCCGGTCTCGCTCAAGAGCTTCTTGACCGTGCCGCCGCCGACACCACCCTCCAGGGCAACATCAACACCGTTGCAGGCAATCTCTCGACCGAGACATCGGCCCGCCAAGCGGCTGACACCACGCTCCAGTCGAATATCGACAGCGAGGCCAGCACCCGTGCTTCGGCCATCAGCGCCCTCGATAGCCGAGTGGTCGCGCTCGAAGGTGCCTCCGCCGACGCCCGCCTCGACGAGGTGGAGTCCGACATTGCTGCCATCGAATCCGCCGCGACAGCCTTGACTGGCCGAGTCTCCAGCTTGGAGACCACCGCAGCCGGACTCGGCACCATGTCCACGCAGAATGCCAACAATGTCGCCATCACTGGCGGCACCATCGAAGGCATCGAGCTCGACGGCGGCAGCTTCTAATAGCTCCCTCCCCCCACAGCGGCGGTGCGGTTCCAGCCCGCGCCGCCGCCACGGGGACACTGCTTAAAACTTAATTCTTAAAACTTAAAACTCCGCAAATGACGGTCCTCAAGCTCCTCCGCAGCACGGTTCCCGGCCGAGTCCCCACCGCCGCCCAAGTGGCCCAAGGCTCCCTCGCCATCAACCTCGCCGACCGCCGCCTTTTCAGTAAAGACCACAACAACGAAGTCTTCAGCATCGCCCGCCCCCGCGACCCCAGCGACTACCTGCAACTCTCCGCCACCGATGGCACGACCCTCTACATGGGCCGCCTCGCCTGGGCCGACTACCCCGCCACCGGCCCA